GCTAACAACACCAATGCAAATTACGGCAGCTGATTCGGACTCACGAACAATCACCGGCCGCATTGTTGCGTTTAATGAGCAAGCAAATGCATCAACGGGTAAGGTTGTATTTGCTCGCGGATCAATTCAACCAGGTGATGTTTTCCTTAACCTTGAACATGACATTACAAGAAGAATTGGGCGCAGCGTGGCCATGTCTGTAAATGACAAGGAAATGACGGCCACATTTAAGATTGCCAACACTACAGCTGGCAACGATGCTTTGATTGAAGCAATGGAAGGCTTGCGAGATGGATTCTCAATTGAATTAGCCGTTGATGATTATGAAATGCAAAAAGACGGCACAATGAAGGTCAAGAATGGCCAGCTAGTAGGCGTTGCACTTGTCACCGAACCTGCCGTGCGATCTGCACGCGTTTCGGAAGTAGCAGCATCAGAAAATTCTGAAACTCAAGAAGGATCAGATACAACAAACCCAAATGAAGGAGACAAAGTGGAAAACACTACCGAACAAGCCGCTCCTGCCGTTGAACCGGTAGAAGCTCCAACAGTCGAACCTGTACAGGCATCTCGTCCTGCGTATTACACAGCACCACGATCACCAATCGTAAATAAGGTTTCATACCTTGAGCATTACCTCAAGGCAACAATTTTGCATGATGAGGATTCTCGTCAGTATGTAAAGGCTGCCGATAACACCACATCAACAGCACCGGGCATGATCCCAACACCACAAAGCACACAGATCGTCAATGCATTGGCAAATGCTGATCGCGGAATGATTGATGCGCTATCAAGAGAAACTCTCGTGGGCGAAGGCATGACTTTCGAAATTCCTCGTGTAACTGGCGTGCCAACCGTTGCAAATGTTGCAGAAAATGCAGCTGTGACAGAATCAAATTTGACAGCGACATTTTTGAGCGTTCCTGTTCAGTCATTTAAAGGCCGCGCAATCTCAACAGTCGAATTGATCGACCGAAGCCGTCCAGAGTATCTAACAGCTCTTTTGCAGAATCTTGAATTTGCTTATGCAAAAGTAACTGATGAATTTGCTGTTGGCACAATTGCCGCAGCTGGACAACAGACAGGTGTCAATGCAAACACAGCAACAGGATTCTTGGGATACACATCTCAAGCTGCCGGTGCTGTTTATGGATCATCACTTGGATTTGCTCGCAACATCGTTGTGAGTCCGGGACAATGGACGAACATCATGGGCTACAACGATAATGGCTCACCGTTATACAACGCAGCACAGCCATCAAATGCAGCTGGAAATGTGAGAGGCGATTCATTGCGCGGTGTAGTTTCACCGGGTCTTAACCTTTATGTTTCACGGTCAATTGGTAACGCTGGCCCAACAACATCAACTGGAGATTTTTCAATGGTTGTTGTCAATCCAGATGCATGGACATGGTACGAAAGCCCACGTTTTAACCTACGCACCAACATTAACAGCGATGGAACCATTGACATTCTTTACTATGGTTACGGCGCGATTGCTCCAAAGATTCCATTTGGTGCTTGCTGGAATCAAAACTAACAATCAAGAATCGGTAGCGGTCGCTCCCGAACGCTAACGATACGAAAGGAACCGAGATGCCTGCAATAGTTACGGCTTCACAGCTAAGACAAATTTTGGGTGTCTCGGTTTCCTTGTATTCGGATGCACAGCTTGATTCATTTATTGATTCAGCTGAACAAACCATTTTGCCTTTACTTACGCAATACCAATCATCGGTGACTTTTGCCAATGTGACTGATTCCGTCATTTATTTCACCACAATGCGGCCAAATTACTTTGTGCCGGGTCAATCTGTTGTTGTTACCGGGGCCGGAACCTACAACGCGACCTATACAGTCACCGATGATCGTATTGAGCCATACACCTTTACAGCTGCAACAGCGGCGGCTGATCGTACTTATCCATTGCCGTTTATTCCTAACGCATTGGCTACCTTATCCGGTGGATCAGCCGCATCACTTTATGCAAACACGCCACCGATCGAAAACGCAATCTTGGTTGTAGCCGTTGAGATTTTTCAAAGCATCACAGCTCCCGGCAATCAAATTATGTCTGACTCATTTCAGCCGGTGCCGTTCATTTTAGGCCGTAGCCTTTCCAATAGAGTCATCGGTCTTTTAGGCCCGTTTCTCGATGTTGAAACGATGTGTCAATGAGTATCGAATCCGCAATTCGCACACCATTGAAAACAACACTTTCAACTATAGCGGCAAATGTTTACAATGGAATTCCAGAGACAATGACTAGCCCAAGCATTTGTTTAATACCGGATTCACCGTATTTGGAAAGCGTTTTGATTAACGGCGCAACCACAAAAGTAAAAGTTAATTTAACGGTGACAGGCGTTGTTGGTTATTCTAACAATGCCGCAGCTTTAGACAATCTTGAACAATTGATGATCAGTATCATCAGCACAATGCCCGGCGGTTATGTCGTTGGCGATGTGAGCGCACCTCAATCATTGGAAGTCGGCGCGGGCAAATACCTCGTAGCGGATTTACAAGTAAGCACCTACTACACCAATTAAGGAGAAAATAAATTGCCGACTACTATCATTACGGGCAGAGACATCACATTCAGCATTGCTGCTGCAAATTATGATGCTCAAGCTACATCAGCAACTTTGACTGTTGATTCAACAATTAACACTTATCAAACACTAGATGGCAAGGCCTATTTTACTACAGATACTCAAGGCTCATTTGCTGTTGAAATGCTTGCAGATTGGGGCGCAGCGAATTCATTGTGCGAAGCTTTATGGACAGCTGCGACCAACGCTCCAAATACTGGCCTTTCAGTTATCTTTGGCGCAGATTCGGGCGCATCATTTGCTTTTGATGTGCAGCCAATCTTGCCATCAGCTGGTGGCACAGCTCCAGATGCACAAACTGTCTCACTAGCCTTTACCTGTGTGACAACACCAATTTTAACAATTACCTAATAGAAAAGGATACGGGAGCATGAAACTACCAATCACGATTGAATACACGGATGGCAATGCGGAAACCTACATTGCACATCCGGCGGAATGGGCAAAATGGGAAAACAAGACTGGCAACACGATTGGACAAGCTCAGGACAAAATGGGCGTGTCCGATCTGTTGTTTCTTGCTTACCACGCAATGAAGCGCGAAATGGCCGGCAAACCAGCCAAGCCATTTGAAATCTGGTGTGAAACTGTCAGCGACATTATTGTCGGTGATGCAAACCCAAAAGTTATAAGTCCGGAAGCATAAATAGAATTTTATGGGAGGTGGCTATTGCAAGTGGCCAACCGATCAGCGAATTTAAAACAGCTGAGGATTTAATAACCGTATGTGAGATTATGGAGAGGCGCAATGGCCAGTAAATCAACCAGAGACACCGGCACTTTTTCATTTACCGTTGAGCCTTTAGAATTGCGGAATTTGCTGTCACTTTTATCAGCTTTACCGAAAGAGGTACAAAGCGAGGTACGCGATTCAGCCAATGTCATGTCAAAACGGCTTGCAGGTCAGCTGATCCAATTTGGCCTCCTTTCACGCACACCACAAGCCAAATTGGTCTTGCAATCAATTTTGACACCAAGAGATCGATTGATTCGTGTGGACATTGGCGGCACAAAAAAGGTAGGCCGAAAGTACGGCGGCACTACATCCAAAAATGGTAAGCGAACCAATCAAAATTCTGCCCAAGCCGGAGCATTGTTGTGGGGGTCTGAGTACGGATCACATCCCGGCATTGATAGGCGCGGTCGTAAATACACCAACAGATTTAAAGCCGCAGCTAATCCGGGCGGTTATTGGATTACACCTGCGGTTGATTTTTACACGCCCGTGGTGGCAAAAGAATACATCGCAATGGTTCAAACACTTATTAAATCGAATGGACTTGAATGATGGCAAAAATTCCAAAAGTCACCGTTACCTTTGATGCCGATCTAGCCTCACTCAAAAAAGGCGTGAAATCTGCCACTACCGATGTTGATTCTTTTAGTGATCGGGTTAGTGACTTTGGCAAAAAGGCTGCATTGGCATTTGCCGCAGCTGGTGCTGCAATTGGTGCATTTGCGATTGCATCGGTCAAAGCAGCAGCTCAAGATGAAGCTGGGCAAAAAAAGCTTGAGGAAACTATCCGCAACACTACAGATGCCACAGCTTCACAGATTGCTGGCATTGATAAGTATGTGACGGCTCAAAGTATTGCCACGGCCACAACCGATGATGTAATTCGTCCGGCCTTGTCTCGATTATTAAGAGCCACAGGCGATCTGACCAAATCACAAGAATTACTGACATTGAGCCAAGAAATCGCGGCGGCAACAGGTAAGCCTTTGGAGGCTGTCACAAATGCGGTTGCCAAAAGCTTTGAAGGCTCAAATACGGCATTGACAAAATTAGGTGTTGGAATTGATGCCGCAACACTCAAAACATCAACATTTGACGAAACTCAAAAGTTATTAAATAGCACATTTGATGGTTTCATTGAGAATCAATCCGAAACGGCCGCATTTAAATTCCAACAATTGACAATTGCAATTGATGAGACAAAAGAGCAAGTCGGAGCGGCTTTGTTGCCAGTTATCACACAACTTACGGAATACATTTTGAGTGATGTGGTGCCAGTCATACAAAGTTTTGTAGATGGTTTGACGGGCAAAGATGGACTTGAACAAGGTTTGAGTGAGTCACAAAAAAGCGCAATTGCATGGGGCAAAAGAATAAAAGGCTTGATTGAAACTATCATCAATTTTAAAGATGAGCTTTTGATTGTCGCAGGAATTCTTGCCACCATTTTTGTTGCTAACAAAATTGCAGCCGGTGTCACAGCCACAATTACATTGATTAAGCTCATGACCACGGCCTATGTCGCTTTACGAAACACGGCTTTGGCAGCTGCAATTGCAACCCGTTTTGCAGCTAATCCATTGCTTGGTCTGGCTAGTGCGGCGGCAATCGCGGCGGCTATTTATGGCGCATCAAAAATCTTTGACAATGACGATGCTAAAAATAATGCGCCATCAACTGGTGCAATTCCATTTGAAGGAGGTTTTGGGAAAGGCTTACGAGCTGGAGGCATAATTGATCAAACAGGATTCTCGCTTTTTGATGGAGATGATCCTAGCGAAGATCCAGAAGATCGTGACAAACGTATTGCGGAGCTACTAAAAAGACAAACCTCAAACCCATTTATTACACCCGGCCCAACTGGGCCACCAGTTATCGTTTCCTCAAAATTTGGTGGCGAGCGTGACATTTCAGGTTTGTCATTGGCTCAACAAAATGCCGTTTTGCGCAGCATTGAATTGCAATTGGAAACACAAAGATTGCGAGATGCAAGAGCTGCCACTACTACGACACCGCCGGCCATAACTGTAAATGTAAATGGAGCTATTGATCCGGAAGGCACAGCACGCACAATTGTGGATACACTTAACAACAGTTTTTATCGCGGCACAAATGGCGCCTTAAATCTTGCTGGTGTTTAATGACTATTTTTAATCCTGTTTGGCGTGTGACAATTGGCGGTACGCAATACCAAACCGCTATTTTGGCCAACCTTACAATTACCAGCGGCCGCACAAACATTTATGAGCAAGCGCAAGCCGGATACGCAAATCTTGAAATTATCAATCTTGATCAATCCAATGTGGCAATCGCCATCAACGATTCGCTGACAATTGAGCTGCAAGATTCCACAGCTACTTATGTGCCAATTTTTGGCGGATCGGTCGTAGAGGTCGGCATTGCTGTCGCTGAGGTTGGCGGCATCGATTATGCACAGCGCATCAACATCATTGCGTTGGGTGCATTGTCAAGATTGCCAAAAGCATTGACCGATGGCGTTTTGTCACATGATTTTGATGGTGATCAAATTTTGACAATTCTTAGCGAAGTTTTGTTTGCCTCATGGCAGGAAGTACCAGGAGGATTGACATGGGCAACCTATGATCCAACCGAGCAATGGCAAGATGCACAAAACACCGGATTGGGCGAAATTGACACACCCGGCAATTATGAATTGGCACAAAGATCATCAAGCCGAACTGATGTCTATTCTTTGGTTGCAGCTTTAGCATCATCCGGATTGGGTTACATTTATGAGGATGCATTTGGACGGATTAGTTATGCCGACAGTACGCACAGAACCAATTATCTTGCACTCAATGGCTATGTAGAATTAACGGCAAATCATGCTTTGGCATCAGGTTTAAGCATCCAATCACGGACAGGCGATGTTCGAAACAACATCACCATCAAATACGGCCAAAACAGCACAAATGAAACAAGTGCCAGCGACATTGCCTCAATTGGCCTTTATGGTCAATTGTCACAGATTTTTACAACAACATTGCGGCATTTGCACGATGCCGAGGATCAAGCCGATTTCTATTTGGCTTTGAGAGCTTACCCACGCTTCAATTTCAGCAACATAACCTATGAACTAACAAACCCAGAACTAGATGATGCCGATCGGGATGATCTCATCAATGTTTTTATGGGTATGCCGGTCGAAATTGCCGATCTGCCGTTAAACATGAATTCTGGCGATTATTTGGGTTTCGTTGAAGGCTGGACATTTTCTGCCCGATACAATCAGATAAGCATTTCAATGATTTTGTCACCAATTTCATTCTCATTGCAAGCAATGCGATGGAACGATGTGCCGGTGGTAGAACAATGGAACACAGTCAATCCAACTTTGGATTGGATCAATGCCACGATTGTGGCGTAAGGAGAAAACATGAGCAATCCAACGAGCAATTTCAATTGGCAAATGCCAACGGCCACAGATTTGGTCACGGACTTGCCTGCCGATTTTGAGGTATTTGGTCAGGCTGTCGATACATCGTTGGCCGATCTTAAAGGCGGAACAACAGGTCAGGTATTAGCAAAAGCATCAAACACAAACATGGATTTCACATGGATCGCGGCTGATCCATTGACGATTCTTGATGCCAAAGGTGATCTCATTTCAGCCACGGCAGCCGATACACCGGCACGATTGGCCGTGGGCGCAAACAACACAGTTTTGACCGCTGACTCATCAACATCAACTGGACTCAAATGGGCTACACCGGGGCAAGCAGCTTTTACAGGTTGTATTTTGCAAGGTAGCAATGCGATTCCCGATTCAGTTTATACAGCTTTGACATTTACAAGTGAGCTTGTGGATACTAACGGATTTCACGACAACAGCACGAACACATCAAGAATCACAATTCCGGCTGGTTTAGGTGGGAAGTATCTGATAAACAGCTCATGGACATGGACAAGCGGTGCCAATTCAATTAAAGCTTTACGTTTGTATAAAAATGGCGTTTATCACACCGTCCAATACATGAGCAATGTTGCCAACCAACAACACGCACCGTGGTTTCCGTACATGATGGAGTTGGCCGTTGCTGATTACATTGAAATTTTTGTGTATCAAGAGCAAGTCGGCACGCGCACAGCTGATGGCCATTTCCAAATCGTTTATTTAGGAGCATGATTATGATTCAATTTGAAAAACCAAATAACCTCAATGGAAAACAATTGATGGATGAGCTTGTCGCCGCTGGCGTTGCAATTACTGAACCGCCATTACTTGATGGCAACCGGAAATTGTGGCTCGAAATTAAGGCCACAGACAAAACCAAAGCTCAACCAATTGTCGATGCTCATGTCGGCATTGACACAGTCAAGGTTTTAACTGTTGCAGAAAAATTGGCAATTGTTGATTTGTCTATCGATGATCTGAAAGCGGCATTGGGTCTATAAATGACATTTCCGCAAGGCACATTGCCGCGTTTGATTCAAGTTGCGCTCGCTGAGGTGGGCACAGCTGAAACAGGCACCAATGAGACAAAGTATGGCAAGCACATGAAAGCCGACAAGCTGCCGTGGTGTGGGTCATTTCTTAATTGGTGTGCCGATGAAGCCGGTGTGGATGTCCCAAATGTGGTCAGCACAAGAGCGGGTGCCGAGGCGTTTAAAAAAATGAAACGTTGGCACACCGAGCCAAAGATTGGTGACTTTGTTTTCTTTGATTTTGTAATCGATGACAAGACAACGATTAATCACATTGGCTTGGTGATTCGTGTTTCAGACAAACAGATCGTGACCATTGAAGGCAATACATCAGGTGCCGGAGATCAACGCAATGGCGGCGAGGTCATGGTTAAATCAAGAACTTTGGGAGCAAGGTCATTTGTTGTCGGTTATGGCCGACCAACTTATGGCGCGTTTTCGGGCGATTTGCCCGATCGACCAAAAGGAGAAAAATAATGGATCAAGCAAAAGCAATCGCGGCATCATGGGGTCGCTCGTACATCGCAGCCGCATTGGCTGTCTACATGGCCGGAGGCTCGTTACAACAAATGGCAATGGGTGGCGTGGCGGCCGTAGTGCCCGTGATCATGAGATGGCTCAACCCAGCTGACAAATCTTTCGGATCAACTGGCAAATGATTAAAAAACTATGCGCGGCAGGCTTGGCCTCTATTCTTGCGCTAAGTCTTGCCGGGTGTGGTTATCAAGGTTGGGTCAGATACCCATGCCAGCTGCATGAAAATTGGGAAAAACCGGAATGTATGAAACCACAATGTAAAGTCACCGGAACCTGTACGGAGGATTTAATAGGCGATGGCATCAAAAAATAAAGACAGATTAAGTCAAGAGGACATTAAAGCGCGGTTGATGTTTTTAATTGGCTCGGTTTTGTCATTTGTCTTTTTAATTGTCACATTGGGAATCACTTATGCATTGATTTTTGTCACACAACCAATTG